TTGGTGTTGTAATGAACAAGCTGTATATAAACAAAAGAGGTAAGTACATTTATTGTTATGAGTACACAAAACAAAATCGTTTAAATAAAGAAGGTAAAAATGAAAAAGTGCTTGTAATTAATAACGTAACTCAGATTTTAAAAAAGGGCGAATAGATATGAGAGTATTAAGTTTTATGGAGAGTTTATCTTACGCCCTTGAAGTTAGTATAAGGGTTTTTGGAAGAGAGGGTAATAAAGTTTTTGCTTTATTATCAAAATAATATTAATATTAAAAACGGAGAGTCATTATGGATGAAAAAATAAAAAAAGCACTTTGGATATCGGATGATCTACACAAAGAGGTCAAGATATTCGCAATCAAAAACAATATGAATATTGAGACTGCTACTCAGTTGATACTGAAACTTGGCATGGTTTCTTATAAGGAGAATAAGAACAATGGGTCAAAATAAAGCAGCAGTAGAGAAGCGTAGAAAAGAGCTTGAAGCTGAAAAGTTAGACAAGCAAATCAAAACATATTATTTCCAAAAAGGTGCTGGTAAGCATTACAGGGAAGTGACATACATGAGTGGCAAAGTAGTCAGGACTGATTACGATGCTTGAGTGGATACTATATTTTATTGCAGGTGTATTTGGGTTAGTTTTTTTAGGTGCAATTATAAGTGTACTAGCATTTATATACATAATTAACGAGTTAGATTAATGGTAAACGGAAGAAATAAAGGTGCGGCTTTTGAGAGAGTTATAGTTAATAAACTTAACGCAGTTCTTGAATCACAAGGTTCTGAAGAAAAGGTTAAGAGAAACTTAGATCAATATCAAACTAAAGGCATGGCTGATATTTACTTTCGAAACTTTGCTATTGAATGTAAAAGATACAAGAACAATGGTAAGCAGAACATTTACAAGAACGAATGGTGGCAACAAGCAGTTGATAGTGCTGGTGATAACTTGATACCTATATTGATATACAAGTTTGATCGCAGAAATATTATGTGTGTAGTACCACTATTTTTAATGAATAACTTTGATAAAGCTAATTGGGATTGCACATATATGTGTCCTTTATCAGATATATGTGAAAGGTTAGATGAAATCATACAAAGAGCAGATGGATTTAAACAGCTACCTGCTTGAGCAGGACTTTGAAGAATATTGTAGGTTCGCCTTCGAAAAAATACAAAGTGCCTGTGACTTTCTCGGAATTATAAATGACGAGGATTATGAAAGTTTTAAGGAAAGGTGTTATACCCAACTTGAAACTGATTACTTAAACAGTATTGAGAAAACAATACATTAACCATAGGAGAGTATATGGATATATTAGGTGGAATGAGCAATTCCAATGGAGATAGCAAAGACTATTATCTTGCTTTTAAAACAGCAGACCAGCAGTTCTTTGTTAATGGTAAAACGCCAATTGATATTAAATATTTGCAGTTAGACCCTGCAACATTTAAGTCAGGCTGGGGTCGTTATGCTGGTGAATATCAGTATCAATGGGACAGCAAATTTGGTCAAGCATCACCAAAACCTGCTGAAGACTGGAAAAGAGCATTTAGTTGTGTAGTTATGCCTTATGGGCATGACCATGCACTAATTTGGAGTAGATTCACTGTTGCTGAATCAAGAGCTTTTAATACCATATTAACTGGCTTTTGGAATCAAATGGATACAAACAGTGATTCATTACCTGTAGTTGAATTTGTTGGTTCAAAAGAAATACAAGTTGGCATGGGTAGGTCATCTGAACTTGATTTTAAATTCAGCAAGTTTGCACCTAGATTTGATGGTTTTGAAATACCACCATTCTATGACAATGATGGTGATACTTCAGTTGACGATGGATTTAAAAGTCCTAATGAAGGTCTTGCTGATAAAGTAGCAGAGATGGTAAGTCAGAATGAATTAACTGATGACGATATACCATTCTGATGCAACAGGTAGATTGGATTAAAATAGCACCTGAAGTTGCCAAGCAACTACTAGGAGAACCCTCTAGCACCTCATCTGAACAATTGAGATGGGGTCGCAAGGGGTCAATGGCTCTCAATCTATCAGAGGGGACTTTTTACGATCATGAAGCAGGAGTTGGGGGCGGAGTTATAGATTTAATTAAACATCTAAATCAAGATGTCAGCACAGTTTTAAAACAGTTCGGTTATGATCTAGCATTACAATCTAATGACTCCTTATTAAGTGGTTTTTACCCCCCTAAAAGCGAAACCACTAGTAATGCTAGATCATTCAGTAGAGAGCAAATGGTAGCTTTATATAGACAAGCTATCATAAAGCTCAACTATACTAATGATTTTATGGTTCTTAGATTCCCTGAAGGACATGCTATAAAACAGAAATATGCACCATTTACACTTGCTTCTGATGGTAGATGGTATCTAAAACGCCCTGAGAGTCCGCAGATGCCAATTTATTATACAAAGAAGTACCCTACTAAGCCTATAGTAATAAATGAAGGTGAGAAGGCTCTCATTGGCTGTCAAGAGATTATAGGAGACAAACTTGATTCTTGTACTTGGCATGGTGGAGTAAATAGTTGGAAAAAAGCAAATTGGACTCCTGTTTTAGATAGAGAGGTATGGATATTTCCTGATAATGATAAAGCAGGTAAACATTGTGCAAATGAGTTATCAGAGCATTTAAGAAAGCTAGGGTGCAAATCGGTCAAGATAATACAGCCACCTAAAGATTTTAAGGATAAAGATGATCTTTATGATGCATATGAATCAGGTTATTTTAAGTCATCAGATGAATTCATTAATTTTGTTCAAGGGCAAAAAGAAAAACTACCTAAAGGTGCATTACGCTTTGAGAGAGCCGATATTGTTTTATCGCAGGTAACGAATCCTGATTGGCTTATTAAAGATGTATTTGAACGACAAAGACTTATAACTGTTTTTGGTGAGCCGAAATCAGGCAAATCGTTTATCGCGATAGCTATGGCTTGTGCTGTAGCGAGAGGAGGTGACTTCTATGGGCATACTGTTACGAAGTCTTCTCCAGTCGTTTATCTTGCAGGGGAGGGTGTGAGTGGCATAAAGAGGAGGCTTGCTGCCTATAATCAAAGTGAGCATGGCGGTGATTTAACTGGTGTACCATTGTTTTTATCTAACAGAGGCTCAAGAATTAATGAAGCAGAAGAGTATGAGAAGTTAGAAGATGAGATTAACTTACTTAAACAAGAAGTAGGGCAAATCGGTTTAATTATCTTTGATACGTTTCAGCGTAACTTTAGTGGCGATGAGAACTCAGCACAAGAGGTTAATAAGTTTGTAAAAGCCGCAGATCAACTGATTCATGATTTTGATTGTACAGTATTACTTGTACATCATACTGGTAGGGGTAATAAGGGTAGAGCTAGAGGTAGTTCTGTTCTTGATGCTTCCATAGATGGTGAGTTCTTAGTTAAGAGAGATGACAAGACTGTTGATGGTCAGAAGCAAATGTATGTCAAAATGAAACAAACCAAAAACAAAGACGGAATGGGTATGGCAGAGAAGAACTTTGTCTTCCATGAAGAGACTTTAGTTGGTGAAGGTCTTGATGTGACTTCAGGATTGTTAATTGAGACTGATAATGAAGTTGATTCTGATCAAGATATACAAGATGCAGTAAATGAAGCAGAAGATAAAAAGATTGCTTCTTTGATGTATTTTTTAGCAAAGGATATGCCAAATCCTGAAGATGAGTGGTTTACAGCCGATGATTTCAAACATCATGCGGTTTATAACACTACTGGCAACGAAATTAATCGTGATGCTATCAATAGATCGCTAAAAAGATTAGAAGATGCTGGTGTAGTTATACATGCGATAAGAGACAAGAACACTGTAAGAAAGCAGGGTTACAGGTTGGTAGAGTTTAGATTATATGATGATTTTGAGTTAAATAATGGATAGAGTGTGCGAGTGTGTGTGTGAGTGTGTGTGTGTGCGGAGATACATTATTTGAGTGTGTGTGTGTGTAGTAGTCCGTAGGACTACACACATGCACACTTAAATGTATACGCACAAGGAGATATATTAATGAATACATATTTAGATGAATCTTTAAAAGATAAACTAAAACAACTTAGAGTTTATGAAGCTGAGACTAAAGTTAAGTGGGGTAACTTTAAGCGAATCTATAAAATGGTAGGTGTTGACTTTGAGATTAAGTTTATAAAAGCAGAACAGTTGCTAAAGAAATCTTTACGAGAAGATCCACCTAAAAAGCAAATTGCAATGGTGGAAATGATGATGAGAGCTTATGAGAAATTAAATATCAAATGTGAAGAAAGTGGTTACATTATGATTCAACCAAATGCAAAATGTTTTACGTTTGATAAAAAGACTGCTTTGGTATGTGATACTGATGATGAGAAGCCAACATTAGAACTAATACACAAAGACGAAGAAGATATTATGATATTTAGCATTGAAGAACTATTACGTTGCATCCCTAATGATTTTATGAAAGCAAAAGAACTTTTAAGCAAATTAGATAAATCTGTAAATATACAAAGGGTAGATTATGTCTAGTTGGCACGGAGGCAAGGGGAGTAAACGTAGACCTGAAGATTCTAAGAAGTTAGATGCAAATTGGGAAAAAGTATTTGGAAAAAAGAAAAAGGAGAAAAAAGATGCCAATAAAACTAAAGCCTAGTGCCAAGATAAGAGATAGGGCTACAGGCAAATTAAGTATTGAACATTATTATTTGAAGTGTATGACACTTAAGGAGCTATATGATTATATTGAATCACCAAGTGCAAAGAAAAAGGTCATACAAAAATGTAAGAATGAATTAGTAAGGAGAGGCAAATGAATTGTTGGCATTGTGGAACTAAGGTTATTTGGGGTGGAGATCATGATATAGCTGATGAGAATGAAGAATATGATGTTGTTACGAATCTATCATGTCCTAAATGTGAAGCCTATATTGAAGTTTATTTACCAAAAGGAGAAGCAAATGAGTGATTTAGTAAACAAACCACCACATTACAATAAAGGCAAATTGGAATGTATCGACTATATCAAGCAACAGTTAGGTGCAAATTTCCCTTCGTATCTTGAGGGTAATGCAATTAAGTACCTACATAGGCATAAATATAAAGATTCCAATATCCAAGACTTGGATAAAGCAATTTGGTATATTAATAAATTAAAAGAACATTACGAGAACTTATAATGAGCAATAAACCGCAAATTGATGTTTCGCAACTTAAAAGGCAAATCGATAAAGGCAAATCGTTAAACGAGGTAGTCATGTCTTTAGGAAGAAGCAAATCGACTATTCTCAAAGTAGCAAATGAGAATGGTTTAAAGTTCAATAAAAAAAGTCATTGGGCAAATTTATAATTAAGGCAAATTTAGTATTGATGCAAATTTACTTTTAAGGCAAATTTAGTATTAAGGCAAATATGGATATACAAGTAAAAACTGATCTAAAGAAACTGCAAAAGAAAATGAATGTTTTGCAACATAAAACTTTTAACAAAGTTCTAAGCGAAGGCATGAATTATACAGGTGCTAAAGTTGTAAATGCTCATAGAGAGATGCTTCTCAGAAAACTGGAGAAACCTAGAAAAACATCTATAACTGCTATTGTCATGTCACAGTTTGCTAAACCCAATAAGAGAGGTCTAAAGGTTACAGTTAGAGTTAAGAGTTATGCTACTAAGTTCTTATATTACATCTACACTGGAGAAAACGAACCTGCTAGAAGTCAAAGTTATCCTTCTCCTACTGATGATGCTATGGGTAGAAGAAACCAGTTTGGTAACATTGTTACTCAAAGAGGTATATTAAAAAGACTGGATAAGACTAAAGAATCTCAGAGAAAAGGCTCACGTTTTATAGGCGTACCTAAAGGTAAAGGATCAAAAGTCTATGGTATATGGGAGAGACAAGGGAGAAAGGGTAGAGGTGGTTTAGACTTGCTTGTAGCCTTTACTCCATTTATTAGACATAGAAAGTTCATTGATTGGTTTAAATTATCTCAGAAGGTAGTACAGAATAATTTTTATAAAGAAGTGAATAAACAGTTTGCTAAAAGAGTTAAACAAGTTCTAAGATAAAGGCAAATTTACCATAAAGGCAAATTTACCTTTACCGCAAATTTAATCTAAGTAGAAACTAATAGAACAACCATCTCCTAGTTCAGCATATTTAGTTTTAAAATTGCTGTTTTCATGGTCAGGTATTAAATATCCGTCTTTGCATTTTTTAAATTTTCCATTCTTATGTTTTTTATGTACAAGTTGATACTCATTGTATTCTAAACATGGGTAACTGCTTAATTGATTTATATCCATATGTAATTCATATTTCTTTTTTAAATAATCAACTATTGCTTCATTTATATCCCAACTATTTAATTTAATTTCCATTTTTTACTCCTTATATTAAACATTCTGTTACTATTTCCGCTTCTTTTTTTGATGTATCGGTAAGCGTTGAGCCGATCAAAATTAATGCCAATTGCTTTCTTTTATATTCAGGCAAATTTAATAATTCTTTTGCTATCTCAGAAAGTTCTAGGCTGTTGTCAATATTCATTCTTGCACCTC